TTTCAAATGTGCCACCTAAGGCTAAACCTTCAATAGCATTTTTAAATCTTCCTTCCCAAAAAGTATCATTAGGGTCTGAAGCTAAATAACCTAACCAAGTATCTTTTGTTGATGGAGCATAATTAATTATAACGTCAGTCAACCTGCCCATATGTTCATCAAAAGCTATAGTGTCCGCAAATGAAGCTCTGACTAATGATGTTTTAATTGGATTTGTTTGAATTGCTTGTGTGGCTTTTATTGCCGCTTTTGCAGGTAAGAACGTACCAACACCTTTTGCTATTCGACCACCAGTCATCCAACCAGTTAGAAATGTTGAAATTCCTCTAGTAAAACCACCTACCATTGTGTCAGGTGCATCTAAAGTAGGTAATTGAGCTGCGTCTTTAACTCCAGCTTTTCCAAATAGCCAAGTATTCGTTCCTTCTTTAACCATTCGGTCATGGCTTTTAAATTCTATAATTCCGTTTTCAGCATCTTTTCCGATACCAATTCCGCCAAATCCACTGGCTTCTCCCAAAGTGTCACCTAATCCCTCTATAAAGCCTACGGTATTGTTTATGCCATCCATTACTCCACCTACTGCTTGTAGTGGCATATCTGTTAGAAAGTTTCTGTCACTTTGCCAATTCCAGTCTTTTTTACCTTCGTTGATTTGATATTTTTGTTTAGCTAAATAGTTAGTAATAATTTCTTCACTTGTTCCATCAGGAAATTTAATTATTGCACCATTTGGTGCTTCTCGTCTAATTGCCATTATTTATTCGGTGGTTTAAAGTCTTCTTCTTCAGGCGGTACATATTCTTCTTCTAGTCCACCTAATTGGAAGTTTTTCATTTGTGTTTTAACATATGCTTTGAAAGCATCTTTTCTTTTAGTTTGATTACCATTAAATTCTTCCCCTTGAAGTGGATGGTCATCTAACCATTCATAAATTTCATCTCTCCATTCTGAATATTTAATAAAACTTCCACCTGCATTAAATTTTTGCACAGGATTACTTAGCCATGATTTAGCTAATTGATTAAATTCTTGAAAGATAGGATGTTTAATTAATTTATCTCCAGTAGCATAAAATGCATTATCAATTTGTTTAATTAAAATAAAGTAATCAGCTTTACTAAAAAATTCTCTATTTTCTTTTAAGAAGTCATAAGCATTACCTTCTTTATCAAATAAGTTTCCTGTTTGTATTTTTTTCTTAACTTCAAGATAAAGTTCTGTTGATGATGTTGTTGCAAAAGGTTCTTTTAAAGAAGTATAATATGTATCAGCTTCTTTTTGAATTTCAGGTTTTAAATTTTTGTATTCATCAGTTTTTCTAAATTCATAGTAATTAAATTCTGGTGTAGCTATTAAATCAGTAATTCTTTCTCTTACCTGTACTTTTCCTGTATTAACTGAATTATTATAACTATCAACATTTTCTTTTTCAAAACTATTTTTTTCTTTAAGTAATTCTTCTCTTAATCCATCTATTTTATTTTTAACAACACCAATATTTTTAAATGGAGCTGTACCACCATCTACATAATCCATTAAATAGTCTAAAACTTCTTCGGCATATTCAAAATCATTAGTGTTTTTAATCCATTCTTCAACACCTTCTAAAACATAATCTCTTAATTCAGTTCCATCTCTTAAATGAAGATTGTCTTTGATTAATGTATTGATTGTCTCTCCAATATTTTCAATAGCATCTTCATCACCAGTGTTATTATTTTCTATTGCACCAATAATGTTTTCTTTAAAACTATCTTTATATTTAGAACCAATTTTACTTAATTGTGTTTGTTGATGTGTATTATTTAAACTATTTCTAATTTTATCTGTTTGTGTAAAGAAACCTTTGTTTAAAGTTAAAGCATCAAAATTAGTTAATTCATTATCTTTAACAAATTTTTCTAATTGACTGTTATAAAATCTTTCAAAAGCACCGTCAGAAGTATCACCACTAACTCCTCGTTTTTCATATTCTCTATATAAATTTTCCTGAAATTTTCTAGCTTTAGCGTTTAAATCTAATTCTTTATATTTATCAATTAAATAAGGATTTGCATTCTTATCTATATCACCTGCTTCTACAGCTTGTTTAAAACTCTTTTGACTTAATTTTTTTAATTTTGTTGCTTCAGCTTCACCTATATCTTTTTCTTTTTTCTCACCTGCCATCACCATCTTTGTTCCTGCTTGATTAACAAAGTTATCTAATGATTTTAAAAAAATACCTATTGTTGGGTCTACTGGTTCTTCTTGAGGTTTATAAAATAAATTAAAATCTCTAGCTACGACCTGTGATGCTTCTGGTGTTAAATCTAAATCGGGTGTTTTTCTTTTAGCTTTAGAAAATAGAGAACTTAAATCTTTTGCCATTATACTCTCAACGTCTCAATTTGTCTTCTTTGGTTTCTTTTGTTTCTGTTAGATTTATAGCCATACAATTCTTTCTGTGCTTCTAATCCATAATAAGTATTAGCTACATTCATGGCACTAGATGCGAATAATAATGCTGAATTTGGTGGTTGTTCATAAACTGATTGTGACTTTTGACCAAACTGAATTGCTTCCATATTTCTTTCAAATTGAGAAATATTAATACCCATATTGTTTTGTAGAGAGGTTTGGTATTTTCCTTCTGTTCTATAATAATTAGCTAATAAAGCATTTGTTGAACCTGATAATGCTAGTCCACCTGCATCTCCTGCTTCTGTAATAAATGTTGCTCTAGCTTTTCTAGCTTTTAATGATGCTTGATAACCTTTTTGTGAAGATGCTTTTAATACTTGTCTAATTCTTAATTGTTCTGCTGCATATCTTTGAATGGCATTTTCTTTAGCAAGTGCATTAGTTCTTTTCTGTACATTGTAAGCATTTTTCTGCTGTGCTTTACCTACTTGGTATTGTTGGTAGCTACTTAAAACAGAAGCGATTGTTAAAGCTGTTGTTGCTTGTACACACATATTTTTTATATCCTTATAAATTCATAAAAAGGTTTTTGTAAAACCCCATAATTAACTTTTCTTAAAAATTTGAAACCACACCACTTCAACCATTTGATATGAAGTTGATTTCTACAATCAACGAAGTTCCAAAGTATTTTGTATTTTTTGTTTAGTAGCTGAATAACTTTTTTACACTGTCTTAAAAAAGATATTTGTACTGTAGCTAAGTCTTCTGAAGCCAGAAGCCAAAGCCCACCAACACCCCCACCTAAATCAGCAATTCCAAATATTCCTACAGGTAATCCTTTAAGATTAACTATAGTTAAACATAATGTTGAATTGCTAAAACTTAATTTAAGTCCATCCAAAGGTGTTAAGCCTATGGATGCTAAAATTTCTTGTTTGTCACCAAATCGTAATCTAGGTGCTAAATATTCTACATCTTTCAATGTAGCTAGACGCATATGATTACTCTCTTGATGATGCGGTAACATAATATCCTTGCCAACTTGCATTAATAAAGTTTGAAGGTAAGTGACTATCGTTTTTTAATGTTACAGTTAATTTGTCATTTTCAGATTGTACTGCAAAAGTATAATCTCCATCAGAAAGATTAACTGTGCCTAATGCACCACTACCTGTTGTTGTTCCTGTAAATGAAGTAGTTGAAGCATCTCTACCAACTGGCAATACTTCTGTAGTAAAATATCCAGTATCATTATAAGACACATTCCAATTTCTAATTTGTAATCTTCCTTCTTTAACTGAAATTCGACTACCTGAGTTATCAGATATTTGCATAAATTGTTGAGAGAATACAAATGAAAATTCGTATTGTTCACCAAACCATAAATTCTTTGAAGTCTGGTTTCCTGAAATCGTAAGTGAAGTACCAGATTGTGAAGCAATCGTTAATGCTTGTCCTGCTGTATTCGTTCCACCTACACGACCAATACATTTTAAAATATTTCCTTCAACAAAATCTGTAACAGCTAATCTTGTAGTATCTGAAGAAGTAACAGTAAGATTATCATTACCTACTGCTGCTCTAGTGACAGTAACTACATTTGCTGCTGGATTAGCTGCTGAAAAATCAGCGTGAAGATTAATACAAGTAAAAATATTATCTGCTGTCGTATCGTTATCTTGATTATGAAAAAATTTATTTGTAGCAGGTGTTCCTGTACCAGCACCTTGACAAGTAAATGTAACTGCAGCTCCAGCATGTGTTGTTAAAACAATCGTTGAGTTAGTTGCTATGTTGGAAAAATCTGTAACTGAAATTGTGCAAGTTGTATTAGTTATTGAATAAGGAATTGTAAATGTTGTGACATTAGTTCCTGCGTTATAAGAAGAAGATGTTCCTGTCGTATCGTCTTGAATTTTTCTATCTAGATAAGTTAAATAATTTGCTGAAGCGTCTACTACCGCAGGAGATATATCTAAACTTTCTAGATAAACTCCATCACTTCTTTCATTAACTATATATAAAGTGTTTTCTATAAAATCTATATTTAAAATCTTATCTGTATTTGAAAAACCGAAACTCCATTTGTGCCATGCACTTTGCAATCTCTTTCCTTCACCAATAAAATATTGATAAACATATAAAGTATTTTGGTCAGCACTATTTGAAGATAATGCTATTAATATATTTTCGTTAGTTGCAGAAGTAAGTTTAAAAACATTACTAGGCAAATACTTTGGCACATTAGCTGTAATATCTTCAGCTTTTTTTGTATCACTGTCACCTTCAACGTAAAACTCTCTAATTCCTGTATAACTTCCTTTATTAAAAGCGAAGAAGACATTAGACCCTGCTCCGACAGGTTTAGCACTTGTTGAGGTTTCAAATTCTGTTGCTGTGTTAATTGATACATTTTCTGATGTTAAAGTATTTCCACCAGTCAACATAAACTGTGTCTGGTCAGAGAATAATAATAAATTTTCGTCAAAGGATATTACTGAACGTAATATCGAAACTTTTTTAGCAGTAGACGCTACATCTATAGGGTCTGTACTTAAAGTGTCTGTGACTGTTTCTGGGAAGAAGTGAAAAAATTCTCCACTTCTAGACATAATAACATTTTCATCAGCAATAAAACCAAGTCTGTTTCTATGAAAGAATATATCATTCATTTTCTTTCCAATAAAACTTGGGTCAGGAGAGCTTTCTAAATCACCTGCTACTCTTGTTCCCCAACTTGGTACATCATATGAAGTTGCTGAAATTGTATATGAACTACCATCTACTTGTGTAAATCTAAAATTTCCATCCGCAGTTCTAATAAGAACGTGTGGCATCAAATCACTATCTAGATTAGTTTTAGTTGCAGGTGATACTGTTTCAGTCCAAACATCATCAGAACTGTCATATTTTACATAGTAATTATCGAATGAATTTGTTGCATCACCAGTAATTTCTACAACCATATTATTGATTGCAGGTGAAGGTAAATCAGAAAAGTTTTGAACTTTATCTCCAACAACCTGACTAGCATCATCTCCATACCCATCACTAGCTGTAACTGTAAGTGTTCCTGTAGATTTAATTATTGAGAAACTTGAAGTTCCTACATCTGCAAACGTAATGTTAGCAATAGTTCCACATGCAGTCTTAACTCCATTTCTTATTGCTTCTGTATCTGTATTTGAACTCGTAAATGAGAAAGTTGCACCATCAATAGTGATTGCATATTTTGTAGAATTAACTCCTTGTAAAACTGAATAAACAGCTTCTTCTACTTTTGCTGTACTTGTTGTAGCTGCCATTGCACAAGTTTTTGTTTTATTTAAAATATAAGTGTAATCAGCAACAGTCACAGCAACAAAATCTGACTTTGGGTCTGATGACGATAAATAATTAGCAGCATTCGTTTGCATCACAACTGTCTTAGCTGTACCTGCAATATTATAAACTGCTATTGCACCATTTGTTACTGTCACTATGTATCGTTCATTTACATCTCTATTGATTGTGTGAACATAAGCATTAGCCAATGATGAACCTGTTAATTTTGCTATGTAATTAGTTGGTGGTCTTTTTTTTAAGCCTTCCACAACTGAGCTGAAGCCATTCACTTGAGATGTTGCCTGACTATTTAGTCTTAGAATTTCTGGTTGTTGCGAAATCCCTTGAACCAAATTTGGAATGGTTCTGCTGATTAAAGGCATTTTTATCTATTAACTGTGTACGCTTGTAAATAACTATCGAATATATTGTATTCACCAGTTTGTGTTTCAGCTTGTCTTAAAACAGCTAAACTTCGTGCTTCGTCTTGTGATGAAAATTTATGAATTGTATTTGCACCTAAAGTTCTATCGTGAAAAACTCTAGCACTTCTTATTGTAACATATCTTCTTGCTTGTTCTGGCATTTTTGAAAAATCTAAAAGATAAATAATATTTGTTTCTGTAAAATCTTGTGAAAATATTTCTGAATTATCTGCTAAATTATATAAATAATTATCTCTTTGAACTACATCATATGAACTTCTGTCATATTTAGTATTTAAACTTATTCTTAAAACATCTGTTCCAACTGGAATTTTATTATTAGCATCTCTTGATATATCTACTTTGTAATGCGTATTCCAGTGCCAACCAATAGATTGAACTTCTCTATTAATTTCATCTAAAATATTTTGAGCCATCGTTCCGTCTACAGGTAAAGAACCTGTAAGTGTATTTAACGGAGCTTCACCTATTGTAGATAGGATTGTATTTACCGCTTCTAATTCAGTTGTTCTAGTTTGTATTGTCATTTTAAATTGAACACAGGCGTAGTTTTACCCACGCCTGTAGTTGTGCGTAATAAAATTAATTATTATGCTTGTTTGATTGAAACTGCCGCTTCTGGTCTTAGAATACCATGTCCCAAAGCTAGGCGACTTGTAAGCAAGTTTCCTAAACGTCTCGGGTCATAAGTATTTTCCATAACCATATCTTTCAGTTTAACTGTACCGATTGCACTTTTGTGAAATACAGTAGCCGCTATGTGCTGTGCATCTACATTGTAAGTGTTGTTAGTTCCAGTTATTGCCGCAGAGTTGTCATCATAAGCAAGTTTCGCAGTATTTGATTTTACTACTGGTATTCCTGCTATTGAAACAACTGTACCTGTACCGAAGTCACCATTGTTTTTAGAGAAATCTCTAGAAACTAATTTATCAACATTACATAGTTGATAATACACATCGGGCGTTACGACACAAAATCGGTCGCTTGTAGGTACGTCATTTTCGTCTAGTCTTTGATTTGCATCAAATACTGAAGCGATTAATGATGTTGCGTTTGTTTTTGCGTCTGCATCAGTAATTTGGTAACCACCTACTCCACCAGTTACATTAGCAGCAGCTTGTGAAGCTAATACCATTAACTGAGTTAAGTGCTGGTCGACCTTATTTGATAAGGCTCTACCCATTTCTTTACTGTATATACTTCTAGCATCGTAGAAATTCTTTAAGTCATCTATTTCTGCTATGAAAGCATGTGATAATAACATGTCGTCAATGTTTATTATCTTCTCATTGTGTTTTACCGCTGTTCCAAGAATTTCTGTTCCTGCAACGTGATAACTTGATGCGATTGTTCCTGTAACTGGAAAAGTCGCACTTTTGCCATTTCCTATTGTTCTAACAGAAGTCATGCCTAGCATTTTGTTCTCTCGACCAAAACTAGCTAGAACTTCCCCTGAGAAAATTTTTAAGAATAAAGCATCGTAAGCTGTGCCAGTTGCATTAACTTGACCCAGTCTTGATGGTACACTATTTGACATAATGTTTTCTCCTTATTATTATTGTTAATAAAACCTATTTTTCATTTGGGAAAGTTGTCAGTCGTAACTGGCTATCTTATTTTTTCAAATAGTCACCTCTCTAATGAGAGATGGTGCTGTTTTTAAAAAGATGAAATTTACTTTTTGCTTTTATATCCGTACCCTGTTTGTTTATTTCTCCATAGCATTTGCCATGACCAAATACTAAGTTTACTTGCGTAGTGATTAATAAATACCAATATAGTTTTCATTGTTTTCTAACTTATCTTTTAATCTAATAGCTAATGCAAACTTTCCATGTTCTCTACATTTTTTAATTAAACATTTAAGTTTAAATATTAATGCTGTTCTATTGTTCATCATTATCTACCTTGTTTGTGATATTTTTTATAACTTCTTTTTTCATTTTTGTTTAAATTTTTCTTATGTCTGCCAACTTTAGGTTTTGTTTTTTTCTCAAAAACATTCCCAACTTTTCTTGCCATTACTTTCTCTTAATT